CGTAGGTTTCATAATCAAAGAGTTTCATGCTTCACAGGATTCATTACTAAAGTATACTTTGAGATTGTCACCACCAATATTCATATGGTAGATTGACCCATCATTTTGATAGATACCAATCCATACATGACGACCCTCTTCCATTGTTTCATAATGAAACATCTTAACATCTTCCAGCACAATTTCGTCTGGGTTCTTTTCAAATCGACTCATTTTGTGTACCTTCCATGATCCACCGACACCACCATCCATATTGACAGTAATTTTTTCATTAGGTTCATTCATGTTACCTCAAAACATTAGGAATATAATAAAATCTCTGTAGCAGGTTTGGCAGCATATCCTGTGCTAGTTTTCTCTTTACGTCCTGCTGTATATGTTACAGGAAAACGAACGAGATTTAGATTACCTTTACGATCATCAAAGAATGTAGAACCATCACAGCGATTGCACAACATCACATGACCGTCAACTGATTTAGCATGTTCAATCAGTTTTTCAGTTGCAGCATCATCCCAAGTCGTACCATATTTAGTGAAACTATCACGATATGGCGGATCAAAATAAGTAAATGCTGCTGTAGGACAATCAATATAATCTCCTGACAGGATGTTTACTTTCTGCAGCAGTTGACTCCACGCCATAACATTGTCTTTATCATAGACAACATCAGTCTGATTCAACAACCCAGCAGGAGTACCATATCTATCGTTAGTATTCTTATTGATTTGCCAAATACCATTGAACCCCGTCTTCATCAGGAAGTATAACACTGCTGCTTCAAATGGTTTATCCCACACATTATAGTCGTATGCGTGTGCATGGCGCACCTCAAAGAAATACTTCTTCCTGTCTTCTTTAGACAAACGAATGTATTTTGCTTGAAAGATATCCACAACGTTACAAAACGCTTCTGGATCTTTTTTTACCGATCGGTAAATATTCATGATACTATCGTTAATATCATTAATATATGCGTGTTCGGGATTATATTTCTGCATGATATGCAAGAACATAGCACCACCACCAAAAAATGGTTCACTATATGATGGAATATCAATAGCGTTAGGAAGATATGGTAGTTGATACTTTAGGACTTTGGTTTTACCACCTGCCCACATGAATAATGGTTTGATCTTAGACATTATGAATACGCTCAGTGATAACCTCCTTCATGATAGCATACAACTGATCTTCTGTAAACCCATCTGTACGAAGAAAAGCACTATTATCACCAGGATTATAACGATCAAAACCACCTTCAAGGTGAGCAACGTTCAATGCTTTACCAATCTGCCCGTCGTCATATGCGCCTTCTCCTATACAGAATGTTACATAACTGACATTAGGATTTATCTTACGGCAGATAAAGTTGTTCTTGAACCAACGTTCGACAGCGTTACCTTTGTTCTGTTGTTTCTTGCCTTCGAAGACAGCGATTAAAAGACCCCTGTAGAACCAAGCGCCGCCATCAGGTTCACAAGCACCTTTACCACCAGGAATCTGGTTTTTAGTGAGTTTTCTCTGCATAACCAGATCTGGATAGACCTGATTCAGTTCTTCATACAAAGATTTTTTTAGTTTCTTACACTGACCATCTAGTTTACGAGCGTGAGCATCAGTAGCGACTGTGCCTGGTTGAATACCGCCTGCCATTTGTGTGTTTGATTGAGTACGAATACACTATAACCCCTCAGACATCAGATGTCAAGGGGTCAACCGATAAGTCTTACTGATAGGTGGGTGGATGATACTTAAGATATTCAAAAAACGTGAGCTTCATTTCTTTTTGTGTCATTCCACAATGCTTTGCAGCAGCAGGAAGTGTCATAGTGCAGTTAAACAACCCTCGGTTTGCCTCTTTAACATTCTCAGGAGTTGTTTTAACTGGAACTTCGCATAATAATGCTCTATTTATTTTTAAAAGGACCATCTTTTTTAATCTCATCAAGTTTATCTAGAATACCATCAAATGATTTAAGTTGATCAATACGACACAGAATCTCAGAAATAGTATTACATACTACTGGTCGTTCTTGTCGTGCTGCAAATGCTAGTGCATTACGCAGTGCTGATGATGCTTCATCAAGTGAATCTGTTACTTGTTGTGCTAATGCCATCAGTCAGATGCTCTCCACTGTGTATATACAGATGTGTCTGTAGTTGGTAAGATGCGATTAGATTGAAATTCTTCTACATGTTGAAGAATACGGTGTGCTGTTTCTTTAGAGGCAGCATCATCCCACTCCCAAGTTTCTTTCCAAAGATAATACATCTCATCGATAATGGAATCAATAAGTTTATCATAATGAGTCATCGAATCACCTCCAGTTTACGTTTGAGTGCTTGTTTACGCGCTTTAGACTGACGCATCGCCTGAGGTTTCAGGGTGCGTTTTGCTTCTTTCTTAGAATGGTGCTGCCAGTTTGGCGTGGTCATCGGTCTATCCTTTGTATTTTATATAGGATTATTCAAAGGTAGGGCAGGTAAAGTAAGAAAGGTCATCGCCTTGTTCTGCGGTGCCCCATTCCATAAACTCTTGACAGAGTGCCAAAATGTCAGCATCACGGTTGCCTTTTTTATCAAGAACGTCAAAGCGTTCTTCTACATATTCAAGGATGTTCTCAATAACGTTCTCAACCTCATCAGACTCCATCATGGGAACCACGCCGTCGTCGCCGTAATCAATGATGCCTTTCATGGGTGTCCTGTTTAGTACCTAAACACTGTAGCACAAGTGTCAACCCTTGTCAAGCTCCTCGGTCACGCGGGCGTTTTCTAGATCCAAACTCAACAAAATTTGATCAGAAGCAGGTTCAAAACCTAGTTCTGTTTTCAAATATTCACGATATGAATCAGTAACTTCCCTACCTCCGAAGATTGCATAATATCTTTTTAGTATCTGACCATATCTATCTTTACCAACTGTACCAAATACGCTTACATCTTTACCTAAGTCACTAACCCATTTATTAAATCCCACACGAAACATGTCAATCCCATGTCTATTTCCACGTCTGAATAAATCTAAGAGATAAATGTTTCCTAAAGCATAATCATTCACTTGTCCATTTTTATTTGGATATGGTATTAATCTACCACACCCAACTGGAACATCATTGATCGTGACAGCAATATGCAATCCTTTTCTAACTGCTTCGATTGGAGGTTGATAATCAGAACGACTGATTACATACCAAAAATCTTCAAATTTGTGAGATATTCCATACTTCATACAAACTTTCTCCAATGATTAAAGTGAAGTAAACCAGACTCATAGTTTATGACATTTTTGTTTAAAACTATTTTAATGTCACCTGCAATACTAATCCTAGTATCTGCAGCAACCAAACCAACTTTATCAGGAAATACTGCGTGACCTATTCTACTAGGAAATAGTAATAAACTTCCTTCATCTGGTTTTACCGCATTTGCGGGTGAAGTCAAATAGTTGTAATCTTTTAAAAAGTTTTTACCATCAACATTTCCATCAAACATCCCAGGAAACAACTCATTGTGTCTACCATCCCAGTTTTCATCTCTTGAAGAAAACCAGATGGGGTAAGTAGTTTCATCTACTTGAGGATAGTATACGAATGAAATATCAGAAGATCCATGTTTATGAAAAGACATATCTTGATGTGGTTCTAGAATAGAATACCAAGATTTCATAATGTAGAAGTCAAACAACTCCGTTTTAACTTTCATTGCACCATCCAAGTATACAAGAATGTGTGCCGTGATTTCTTTAAACATCTCTTCAAAAATCGGATCATGATGTAAAAAGATTTTGCCTCTATATTCTCCAGTAACTGATGATTTTTGCCTTTCAGTCAAAGTTGGATCTGGATCATAATGAGAAAATCCATGTTTTTCTATATTTTTATCAGACAAAACAATCTGTTTATATTGTTCGTGTCCTTCCATTCTTCCATGATAAACAACTGTTGGATAAAATGGTAAAATCTCAGCTTGTTGCATTGTAACTCCTATGTAATGATCATGTATGTTCCACCAGCGGGTAATCCTTCGCACAAGTTGACAGTAACCATATTTCTGTCTCCTTTGATTTTTAAATCTGTTGGTTGATTGCCTTTAATGACTGGTATTGTTGATATAGAAAGATTAGAAAACTCCACAGAAGTGTTTTCTATTTGGTGTGGTAAAATATATATTGAACATTCTGGGTCCAGTGGTTTTTCTTTCCAAAGATTAAACATTAGTGTTACTCTAGGACCATAAAAATGAGGTCCGCCAAATACTCCATGAATATAAGGTTTAGTCCAGCATATAATCTTTCCTGGTTTTGGATTACTTAACCAAACAACAGTTGGAGTACTCGGATAATATTCAAACACATCAGTATTTTCATATTTTGATGAGTTTGTTATAACTGTAGGACCGCCATCCCAAGACAGATAACTGACAAAAGACCACTCAGGTGTTCTACAGATCTTTTCTTTATCCATTAAAGAAACATCAAGATCTATATGAAATCCATGATCTTCAAAAGGTTCGTAAAAAACTCTAGTCCACCATTCTGCTCCAGTAGACTCACCAGTATACTCAAAGTTTTTTACAGTTTCAGCAATATATTTTTCTATAATATTTTTTGGTTCTCGATCAAAAGAATACCAAAAATTTCTTTCGCCGTTTTTACATTTATTGATAGAAATACATTCTTTCTTTAAACGATCTACCGTATCAAGAGTTATATAATCATCTATTACGGAAAAGTTGGGTGTTGGTTTCATATGATAAGAGTTCTTCTTCAGTATAAATGTCAGTAACCTTAAGCGGTGCTCCCTCGCATTTAGAGGAAGTTATATTTTCATAGTATACTGCTCCATCTGGGGCAGCAATACAGTTGTAAACGTATTTTTCTGGTGTATCCAGAATATCGTTCTTTCTATAAAAATACGTTTCTGCGTATTGTTGAGCATCTAATGGATTTGCAAAATACATTATAGCACATTTGTTATCGATTAAGATTTCTTTTAGGGGTTCTTCTAAAAGTTGATTGAAATAATCAAGAGCAGGTGCAGTTTTAGTTTGATCTTCTTCGTTTAAGATTCCATCCATTCTACAAAAAAGAACTATTTTATTTTGTTCTTTTGCGTGAGCACAAATGTTGTTAACAACATCTGCATTGTCTTCTGTATCTTCTAAAAGAAAGTTACCATCTGCGACTATCATGACTTTTTCTTAAATAGTTTGAATGCTACTGTCATTCTTAATCCACTATATCTCCTAGTTGGAGATTCTGCGTAATGTAAAATAGTGCCAGGAAAATACACTGCTCTGTTTGGAATAGGAGGAATGTATTTTAGTACATTATCCTCATCCATAAACACTGTATTACCACCCCATTCTACGTCCCAATGACTATTACTATATAGCAAAAAGGTATGTCCTTCATGATGATCTTGGTGAAAAGATCCCGACTGCCCATAAGTTTGTCCATTTGCATAGATCATTTCTATTTCAAAATCATGTTGTACAAGTTTTCTAATCTTATCCATCAAATAAGTATTAAAAAACTTTTCCTCAGAAAGTTCCATTCTCCAAAATGGAGTAACAAAAGGATCATAATGACTGCGAATACCACTATAAGAGTTCAACCTAATGATTTGTTGGTTATCTTCCCCAACATCAGGTCTTTGACTATGAGATCCAAACGACCACTTTGAACTAAAGCATAAATGTCTATAGACACACATAAAATCTTCTTCACTGAGTACATGGTCAAAAACCAGCACATCAGTTATTTTGCCTTTTGATACTAACGTTTCCATAACTTCTAATCAAATTAAATCGAACACTTTCAATCTGCAGTATTTGTTCCTTTCTTAATGGATATTCTTCTGGATTATCCATAGATTGTTTTAAAATAGACCACAAATCACCAACTGCTTCTCTGATTTGTGGATTATTAATCAGAGATTCAAACCACATAATACAAACTTTTCTAGATCCAGAAATAATAGGTTCAACTCGGTGCTGAAGACCAGTTTGATATATTACAGCATGTCCTGCTGGTTCTTTGCAGCGGATTTCTTCCGTTCCTACGCTAATAACCAGTTCTCCTCCTTCATATTCTTCTGGATCATTCAGAAAAATAGTCATACTATAATCAGTTCTAGTATCATTATTTTGTACATAAAAATCATTATGTACTCTATAATGCATATCTTTATTATAACGTAAAAATACTGGATCAGTAAACTTATACGCCAGAAACTTTTGTAGTATATACTCACATTTAGTAACTTTGTCAGAAACAAACTTAACTAATGTTGGAGTGTGAATAGGATCATACAACTCTTCATTATATTTCCATGCTTTATCAGGAGATCCTGTAGATTTACCATCTCTAAACTCACAAAAATCATAGAAGTTTAGAATATTGTCAACTAAAGGTTTTTCCAACAACGGCATTTTATAAATCATAACAATATAATAATATTATTCTGGAGATGATGCTGGCAAAATACCCATTAACTCTTGATAACTTTTGGTCAATCCCGCAGCACAATCATACAATCCCCTCAGATATCTATATTTGACGTAATGATTTTTAGGATCTTCTAAGTATGCAGTACCAGGAGCATATCCTACTTTCTCTAAATATGCATTTGCTTCAGCAATTTTTTCTTCATCACCACTTGCAAATGTTTCAGTAAGTTCTTTTTCTTTACTTAAATACATATCTGGATCGACTGGAAATAACCAATCTAGTTTATCTTTTACTTCTACATTCTTCTGAGGAACATCTCTCAATGCTTGGCGATATTTTAACCACATATTCTTAGTTTTTTCTGAAACTTGAGAATCAGTAGTAAACATCCAATCAGAATGTGATAGAATAATACTTCTATACTGGTAAACATTTTCAGCTAATGTAGCTTCGTAAGATTTATAACCTTCTTCTAACTGCTTTTGTTCTTTTTCAAAGTTTACCTCAACTTGTCTTTCCCATCCAGATCTAAAAATCTTATAAACTTCTTTGGCATCAAGTTCTGGTAGTTCATACCATGTATAAATCTTCCAAATATATTCACCTGGATTGTCTTTATCTGGCACTCTCTTTAATTTTTTACACCTATATGACCCATCACTAGCATACACAAATGTTTCTAGTTGATCATATTCACTATTCCAGATTTCTGGAATTTTATCAAGAACATGTTCTTGCCAAATATCTACATCAATGGACATTGATTGTCCATTTTTTACTACTTGACGAGTATCAAGATATGCCGATAATAAAATATTTACTTCTGTCATTTTTATACAGGGCGTTTAAGGAACCATCCAGTCAAAATATATTTAGGTCTGGTATAAACTGGATTACCTCTATGTACATGTGTCATACCAGCTGGCCAAATAACAACTGTACCTACTGATGGTTTAATCCTGCGTTTTTGATATAAAAACTCTGTTTCTCCTTCATCATCTTCAATATCATTAAGATAAATCGCCCAGACAAGTTCTCTCAGAGCAGAATCTGGAGAAGAACTTTCATAATGCCAAACATGGTATCCACCACCCGATTCTGTTTTTTGAGCTTTAATATCCCAACTAACCAAAGGAATAGTTGCTAGTTGCCCATAATGATTTGTATAATCTTTCAAACAAGCGGCAAGATATTGATTGATTTCTCGTGTCAATCCTTTATCGATCGAGTTAATAAAAACTGCTTTATCTTGTCTGCCTAGATTTTTATTTTCAAACTGATTGCTGCCCATGTGAATATTTTCACGAACACAATCCATCACTTCATCATTCATTGAAGGATTCATTAATGCAGTAAGAGACCATTTTTCAAATGCATTAATAATATCTACACATAGAACTTTAGGAAGAAAATTTTCCCAAACAGCAATAAAATCTTTGTAATCACCATCCATTAACTCAGGTGGTTTTATAGGTGTTTCCATAAGTCACTGGTGCATTGTTTGTATTTTACCGCAGAATCAAAATTTTGTCAATATGCTTTGATGATGTAGTTTACTCTGAAAAATGCCATCAACAAAGGAATATCAGAAACTGGAGAAAGTGCGGCTACCATTGAAATAGGTGTTGCTGCTGTTAAAACAAAGTTACCATCGGTTAATGTAATGCCCGTATCTGCAGCAGTAACATATTTATCGATATAATCAAAAGCATTAGAACTACTAATAGCTACTGCACCACTAGCTCCTGCAGAGTTGTTATAAAATGCATTACCTGAACCATTTGCTCCTAAATTTATATTACTTGTTGGAGATGCATTAAAATCATAAGTTGCATCTTTAGGTTTTTGTTGATTATGATTGATTTCTGAAATTTTGTGGGAATGTGATTGCAAATCACCAGGATCCCAGGGGTAAATATATCCATTGGTGTCATCGGCATGTTCACCAGCATATAATCCACCCGCTTGTGCAGCCGATCCACCCGTAACTTTTTCCGCAGTAGCAGTAGGATCTGGTTGTGATGTAAGCAAAATATGACCGTGTTCTGGTGCTTTTCTCAACACTTCTTCATCTAATGGTCCTATTCTGTAACTAGTATTACCAGACATAGATGTAGTAATAGTTCCTTGAACTAAAGCATAACCAGAAACAGTCACTGACCCCACAACATATTCTGCGCCCTGTCTAGTTTCATTCATAACCCATTGCCCACCCATAGCGCCAACTTCATCAGAAGTACCACCAGATTGATTAAATCTATTTTTAGAAACTGGGGCGGATACAGATCCAACTCCACTAACACCACCAACGCCTACAAGTTTTTTTCCTCTATAATCAGGAACCTTGAAAGTTCCCATACTTGTACTAGTAGATCCCGTCCAGTTTGTTAAAGATGCAGTAAGAAGACTGACAGCAGTAGCACTATTATCATAATGAGATGATAACACTTTAGCTAGAGCTGGATATTGCGCCACATTATATTGTGTTCCATCACACAGTAAATATCCAGGATAATCTGCCATGGTAAATGTACCATTATTTTTTGCTATAGCAACAATTGTGCCAATAGCAGCACCAGACGATCCAGTTATTTTAGTGTAATATACCATTTTACGTTTTTATTAAATATTGTACTAATATAAATGGCGAAGATATATCATCAAATTTTACTGCGTTGGAAGTAGTTAACTTTACGTTTGCATTTAATCCATCAGGAAGGATCTCGGTGAATGTCACTGCTTTAAAAACCACACTAGATTGAGAACTAGCACCAGATAAAATGTATAAGTTTGAAGAAAGGGTTACTGTAGATCCAGAAATATTACTTATAGTATTTCCGCCAGAACATCTAATACCTTTAGTTATTGTAACAATAGGTTGACCAGCTGCAAGACCAGTTGTGTTAGTAACACCCGTAATATTTGCACTATTATTAGTAACTGTTCCAGAAAAATTAATAAGATTTCCTAGATTACACTTAAAATCATGCAACTGTCCAGTTGGTTCACTTTGATGAAAGATTCCAGGTGATTTGAAAATAGGATGATTATGTTCTGTCTGAGTATCATTACCGCCATCTTCCGTGACAACATCTAAGTTTCTACCTGCAACAACAATAGGTTGTTGTTTGTTAGTATCAAAATTAGCAGTTGCCGTAGAAATATTATTAGGAGAAGTGTATAAGAAAACTGCTGGTTGAGATGGATTACAATAAGCAGATGAACCACCAGGAACTGTTGCGCCAGGTTGGGGCCAACATCCAGTTCCAGCTGGAACTGTACCAAATACTCCATAACTATTAGAAGTTGTTGGTGCTGCTTGCGCCGCAGCAGATCCACTGCTATGATTAGGTGCAACCCATCCACCCCACCCAGAAGTTGTAACTGTATAGAATTTTGAGTTTGATGTGATTATTTGTCCACTAAAATAATCAGTATATGTTCCCCAGGGAACAGCCTGATTATAACCCCCAGTAGTTATAGCAGTACAAAAGACTGTTGTGTGAGAGTTTCTGTATGTTGCAACGGAAATAGAAAGATTATCTGCTTCACGTAATCTGACTGTTGTTGAATAGTGAGCATGTGGGTGTAGTTGAACATTTGTTATTCCTTCACTAGTAACAGTAGAATCTGTAGTCCACCCTGGATTACCAGACATATCAACTACTAAAGAAGGAACTTTAAAGTTTCCACTAAATCCAATATCTACCTCCCCGTCTACATTGTTACTAATCAAAGCACCAACCCCAGCTTTAGAAAGAAGTGTGCCACTTGCGTTTTCTACAGATCCATTCAATATTTCACCAATATTTGTTTGAGATGCTCGTATAACTTTTGCTCCCAAATCAGGAACACGAAACTGATTTGGTGTTAATGTAACAGACGTTCCAGTAGGACCGCTCCTGTATCTATTTTCTGTTCCAACACCAAGAACACCAGCTAAAGCAGGGAATAATGCAGCTTGGTAGATTGTGCCGTCACATTTTAAAAATCCAGCTGGTATAGTATCTACGTTAGATGGATCATCTGGATCGGAACTAGTCATCGTTCTAGCATAAACATAGATGAACCCAGATCCACCTCCTAGTTTTCCTTTTTCGAACGAATATAAAACTGCCATGGTTAAAAAGCTTTGATGATGTACAACATATTCATGGATGGAGTATTGACATCAACTGTCATAGACACAGCATTAGGAACATTCTGTGGTGATACATTATGTGTGGAAACATTATTATGATAGATAGTTTTTGGTGGTTTTAAACCAGACTTGTTCATAGTAATATCAAAAACCCCGTGGTTATGTCCACCAGGAAGAGGATTATTAGCCCATTGATCAAAGTTATGATTAAAGGTAGTTGCATATGTTACGTTGGAATCAAACGAAAAGTTAGGATGCGGTAGATTTGAACTGAAGTTTTTATATTGTCCTGTTTGATTTCGTGTATATGGATATTTATCCGATTTTAAAGGAATATATCCACCGCTAAATGGGTGACTACAAATAGTGTTTGCGCCAAAACTTCTAGGTTGATCAGTTACGATGTGAGATTCTGTGTTATCTTCAAAAACAGAAAATCTTAAAGACCCGCCGACATCTGGCGATCCACCTTCTGCCTGGTTATTACCTCGATATCCCGTGACTCTTTTACCGTTTCCTTCAGTATTCGGTGTTGGTGTTTCGTAAAGTTCTGCTAGAACACCCGTTCCTTGAATAGAAGGATATGAGTTGCCATGATCATGCCCAGGTGTATGTCTTTGCCCTAACTTACGAGAAACAGTATAATAAAGTTTAAAATATGTCGGGTCATCTGCTGTTTGTCCAGTAGTTTTACCAACCATATTATTTGAGGGAGTAAGAGTAAATGTTAGATTGGCATTAGAAGTATAACTATTGGATATCCCAGAATCAGTGTTTGCTCCCATTTTACTGGTTATTGCTGTCTGTGCTTCACTATCAGATGATGGTAACCCAGTTACTCCAGTAATATATGAAGTACTATAGTCTGCCATATGTTTTCCAGTTAAGTTAGGAACTAAAAAACTATCCAAAGCATTATAATTTGGAAAAGAACCATTAATAGTTCCACCGTAAGTGGTTCCTATAACCTGTGCTAAAAGAGGAAGTTCATTAGCAGAATATGAAGCTCCGTTGCATACTATCCATCCACGAGGAACACCAAAATCACCCTGATTTTCATATCCCGTCTTGCTACTAGCAGTATCACCAGCCCAAGGCATGATAGTGCCAATAGCCGCTGATTTTAAAGTTTTTAAAGAGTTGTAGTATCCCATGTTAGAAAAATTATAGTTCCATTAACCACCAACCTTGACTAGAGGCTGGAATAATAGCTCCACTAGAATCAGTGGATCCTGCATATACTAGACCAAAACCAGCATTTCTTGTTTGAACAATCAGTTCACCACCACCAGAATACGCTGTAGTTAATCCACCCGCTTTTGTTCCATTTGCATCACCTTCAACTTTATGACCACTTTGAGCACGAATAATAAGACTTCTATTATAAGTCAAGTTACTACCCACGTCAACAAATCTAATAATATCTCCTGTTTGTGGAGATGTTGGCAAGAAAAGAATCAAATCGGCGCCAGCAGAAATCAAATAGTTGATGTTAGATATTAAAGGTGTTGATGCTGTGTTGCTAGCCGAAATATATAGGGTTCTTCTACCACCACTAGATGTGAAGTAACCATCAATGCCTCCCATATCAATGGCACCAGTGTTATTAACTTTAAATCTCTTAGTGGTACTAGAGTTAACCGTTAAATCACCACCAGATAAAGTTACATCACCACCTACATTTAGATTTTCTGCAACACCAGCGCCTCCATCAACAACCAATGCACCAGTTGTCGTATCAGTCGAACTAGTATTGCCCTCAATCTTCAATGTACCACTGTTTCCGTTACCGATTACAGTGTTACCAGTCTGAGCATCTACGGAGAAGTATGTAGTGCCACCCAATATACCATTTTTGATTATAAAATCATCACCTATTGTTAGAGAACCTCCAGCAGTTGATCCACCGATAATCGTATCACCATCACAACTGTCAATCGAGAATCTAGTGACTGGGGAAGCAGATCCATCCGTAACAGTAAATAGTTCAGTTCCACATACAGTAGATCCATTAATCGTGAGAGATTTACCAAAACTAGTGCTGCCCGCAATAGTAGTGTCACCAGTAATACTATCAACCGAGAATACAACAACTGGAGCTGGTGCTCCATTATTAATAGAGAACTTCTTAGTGTCTCCAGTAGGAGTAGCTGTGATTCTTACATATTCAGATTGTCCCGTTCCCGCTACGTTAGTACCATCGATTCTCAAATAATCACGAACATTGAAACTTCCACCAAACTCAGCAAGATTAATCTTCGTAGAATCAATCGTAAATGACGTAGCAGATGTGACAGTTCCATCAAGGTCAATAGGAGTTAAATCTGGATAAGTTGGCGACAGCTGGAATGTTTGAGTAGTCCCTGTAGAAGATAGGTTTACAATAAAATACTTGCTAGTAGTATTGATTCCAGTTAATCCGCCCAGATTGCTAAACTGAACAACATATGTTGTTAGTAAATCGGTTCCAGTTGTAGTAAACTGGTTTGTATTAGCATTGATTGAAATCTGTGATGTACCAGTTTTTGTAATAGTTGAAGCTGGAACGTAGTTAGGTGTTAGGTAACTTGCAGTTGGTGTTTTTTCCAACTTATAGATAACACTATCAGAAACGTGTACTGCTGCAGTTGTGCCATCCACTCCCCTAATAACAGAAACCGTAAATGGAGATGTAGACGTTGGGAAGTTGGTGGTCTTAACAATTTCATTATCAATCAGTAGATATTCATTAGTACCAATGCCTTTGGGGTTATTGATTGGAAGAGTTGTGGATGTTGCATTCCAAGAGGAGAATCCATCACTGTAAACTGTAGTGTATCTTAGAGTTGCTGTAACTTGTACAAACGTTCCGCCAAGTGTAACTGCAGGTCCACCATTAGTTAGACTTACTTGGAAGTTATTTGCCGTAGCATTAACAACATAGTAGAATGGACCAGAAGGATCTCCACTTGCATCATATGATGTTTGAGTAATACCTGTAGTTCCAGAAACGATTGGGAAACAAACAATCTGATTATTTTGGAAGTATTGTGTGTTGCTAATAACATTAAATGTATTACCAGAAACGGAAGTTACATTTAGTGATCCGTCAATATCAGGTATAAAACGATAATAGTCAACATTAAGAATCTGACTTGTTCCGCTAGAATGAACAGAAGGAGTAGATCCTAACGCTCCTCTTGCTACTGTAGCGGAAGCACTCAAGTATCCGCCATTCATAGTCAAACTACTGAATGATTGAGATGCTGCTTTAACGACTAGATTATTTTGAATCGTAGTTGTACCAGCAACGCCACCTAAAGTAAGATCAGTTGCAAAAGTACCAATCTTCAATGTACTTACGGCACCAGACTCAGTAAACATATTAACTAAGTTAGCACTAGAGTTAATAGTTGCTCTAGTTCTAGATACACCGTTTACTACTACAGTTTCGCCACCATTGATTTGTAAGTTACCATCAAAAATATTTTGATAGTTTTTGACTCTTAAAATACTAGATGAAGGATTAGCAAATGCTCCACCTAAAGTAATCAATGATTGATATGTATTATTAGAGTTGCCTACGGTGCCAACATTAACTGTGGAATTAATAGATGCAGTGTGTACATTTAAAGTGCCTGCTGCAGTTACTGCAGTGCCAACATTAATCGTTTGTGCTGAAGTGGTGGTATTGAAAACATTAGCAGTTGTAACATATCCACCAAGATTTAACGTAGTTGTAGGGCTACTGGAGTTGTTGAGAAGGTTGAATGTAGAAGAAGTTGAAGTTAAATCTCCACCGTTGATTTCGGCATCTGCCTCCATCTTTAAATCACCTGTAATTCTACCAGTTCCAACTACAACTAATGCTCGATCTAGTTGTGCATTAGTAGCATTGATACCAACTCTACCACTATTTGTTGTAGCAACACGAAGAGTTGCTGCGTTAGTTGGAGTAGCACTGTCACCACCAACTATGAGAGCACTATCCTGAGAACTCTCCGTTTTTGTCGAAACTCCAGAAGAGTTGATTGACACAGAAACTGTTTTGCCGCTGACAAATGCATTACCAACTACATCTAGATTTGCTCTTGGTTCTGTTTCAGCAGTAATATATGAACTTTGATATGCAGTATCAGTTGCTCTTGCAAGAGTATTAATACCTACTTTATAATCACCAAATGCAGATGTCTTAGTTCTTATTGATTCCGAACCAATAACTCCAAACTCTTTCCAAAGATTATTTGAAACTTGGAAAGTTAATCCTAATGAAGAAGCAGATTGTGTAACTGTAGTTGTTCCGATATTTGGAGCAATATACAAATATAAGTAGGTAGAAGTTGCTCCTGGATATCCTGGTTCATTAATCGCCGTACCATTATTAGCATCAGCAGCAATAATGACATTAGTAGTAGGGATAGACCAAGATGTAGGTGAGTTAATCGCTGTGTTTGAAGATCCAGTGATTCTGATTTGAGAATCGGATCTAATACCAAGGTTAGCAAGAGTGTCACCAAAGTTAACTCTAATAATAGAATATGTGTTGAATGTTTTAACGCTTACAACTTGTGGAGTGGCACCCGTTGTACTCTTAGTTTCATAATCATTGGCAAAGATCCATCCCAAAGAACCACCGTAGGTGACCTTTTCGCCCTTGAATAAAATCTCACCAGATCTAGGTGGATTAGTTCCCCAGTTACTATTTGATGAGATGATTCGTTGAGATGTATTGAAGAATCCAGCAGCACCTCTGGCAGAGTTAGATCCATAATCACCAATCTGTACTGGTGTATAGTTGTTCGTTGCAGTTCTAATCCTATAATCCTGAGAACCACGAACATTGAGGTCCCAAACGCCAAAGGTAAAAATATTATTACCCAAGGTCATGTCGCCAATACCATTTCCTTTAGGATCATTTGCATCTGATCCAGCAGGAGAACTGTAGTTAATAATAGTAAGAGGTGGTTTAATAATAGCACCTGAAGTATTTGTTGTATCTGAAGAAATCAGAATAGGAACGTTGAGAGATACAACAGGAAGAGTTGGAGGAATAACTTGATTATAGTTAAATGTAACTGTATTATTGAAAGTTACAGGATCATCAAATGTAGTTACAAGAACATTACTGATTCCTACATCCTCATCCTCTTCATCAGTAATAGGTGCGTCTAGGAACGTTTCTTCGCCTGTGATAGCGTTGATTTTGCGATTACCAATATAAAGATCACCACTGGAGTTTAAACCAGTATAGAGGACAATACCAGCATCTTGGCGTTTTGCTTGAGCATAGAAATCTTGCTTATCTGTAAGAACAACTTGTTGGCGAACAGGGAAACCAGTTGAATAGTTACCAGGACCAAACCCAAGATACTCAAATGTATGGTTACCTGAACGAGCAATAGATGGTCTGCGAAATTCTACATATAGTTTTTGTTCCGTAGGATAATCAGATGCTCCAGAAATAGGAATCTTTCTTATCTCTGATCCAGCAGAAGCTCCGCCTTCTTTTGCAGTAAGAGCATTATTTCCCGTAAAAATATGCGAACCTGCACCAGGATCTGCTATGAGATCGACAACTGCTTCTTTAGTTAAACTTCTCTTAGCATCATTAACCGTAACATATCCATGTACATAGTTGTCAGCACTCGACACAGTTGCTGGTGGATCAAGAAGTGTAGTATTTCTAGAGGGGTTATCTTGGTTTGTTACACTATCAGTAATCTGGAACCACAATGGATCATTCTTTTGAGATAGAGGATAGATTCTAGAAACTGGTTGCGAAAACTTGAAGTTTCTAAAGTTTTCTCCAATACCAGATCCAACAGGATATGGTCTAATATCACCACGAATAGCAGTTAAGTAATAGATACCATCTTGCTGTCCTTTGATTCTCTTACGAATAGTTTCTGATTTATAAACATAATAAGTATTTTCAAGATCATCTATATCAGATACACTATCGATTCTATATTGTGCATTACCACCAGACGTGGATGGCAATGTAATCGTATCGCCAGGGGTTAATGTGTAGACATTTGCGCCATCTACCGTATATAAGAAGTTTTTCTTATTAGAACGACCACCATCTTTCTCTTCCTGCATAATAGCAGTTACAGAACCTTGTGTAAAGGTTGTATTTGAGAAAGCACTGTAACCTAAAGATCCAGAAATATTTTTAAGAATCAAATAATTATGTGTCGGGAACCATGCATGTACGGTTGCAGATCCAGTATTTGCAGAGGCATATCCTGATCCTGCCCAAGTAATCGTACTGTTTACAATAAAGTTACCAGTTCCTCCTTGTGGGGAACTAACTTTGATAGTAGAGAACAATGAAGTTTTTAAAGCAGGATCAATAACACCAACGTCAAAAACTGTTAGTTGTAAATAATTCGATCCAGAAACATTGATTTTTTTAGCTGATTGAATGGAAAAACTAATCTTACTGTCAGTTTCTGCTACATAAGGATCTTTGTATGGATCATATTGACTGATAAAGTTAGGATTTGCAGTATTATATGCACTACCATTCTTTTGTTCGGTAGTTGTTAAACCTAGTCTCTCTCCATTTTTAACAATATTTGCAAAAGAATCGGCAGCTCCAACTGGTCTAAGGACGATTCGTTGAGGTAATAATCTCCTTGTATCGTCCGTTTTTAGTTTAAGAACAAATCCATTGATAGGATCTCTATAGTTACCCTCTTTTGGTATAACATATCTGATGCGATAAACTTTATCTGAGTTGTCACGATCATCAGCAATACGATAGAACCACGTATCAGTTGTTCTAGATTTTCCAGTAATATCAGCATAAACCGATAACTTTAATCTCTCTAAAATTTCATTATTTGTTGCTGAAGTTTGGATAAACCAAGAACCTTTATTACCTGCAGTATCTTGTGTTGTAGCTTCGGCATCAAATCTAACTGGAGTTCTTCTTTTGTTAGAAAATACATAAAACTGTGTACCAGCAGCACTAAACTGAACCGCAGAATTACCATTGATAGCGTCAATGTGTGATGTGTGAATAGTAAATTTCGTGTTTCTTTCTTCTAATGTCCCTGGAACTGGTGGAATATAACGAACATAATATTCAATATCAGTTGGTAATGTTCCACCACCAGATGTTTGTGATCTCGTTGGAAGTGTTGATCCAGAAATATCTACGCCTGTTCTAAAGAAAACTCTTTGGGGTGTGGTGTTTGCAGCTTGCTTATCAAATGAATGAGGTCCAGTAGTTGTAAATACCTCATTGTTTCCTGGTACAAGATTTACTTTGTATTTGAAAAGATCATAGTTTAAATCTTGTACATATTGATGAACCTCAATAACAACGTTTGGATCAATAGATTCTGTTTCTGATGAATAAATGTAAATACCAGCATTTGCATTTTCTTCACTAGTAGCAAGCATCAATGTTTGCTGAGAAGTGGTAGATCCATCAAATGTTGTATATGAAGAAAAGTCAAATGGTTCTGTATTTCTACCAGGAGCGATTACATAATACTTTGTATTAGTATCAAATCCCTTTGGTAACCTAATCAATCTTTTATCAACGCTATCATTTAATCCTCTAGGAACAAGTCTTACGGGAGTAGCTGTTTCTAAGTTATGTGGATTTGTGTTTGATGTGGTGATTTCTGTTAACTTAAATAATGTTGCTCTGTTTGCAAGAGCAGAAGTATTTAAAGTAGGTGAAGAAACTGGAACAGTACCTACACCACTATTAATAATAGTTGAGATTGTTATAAACGCCGTAGTGATTGCAGTGGCAACATTTGCACATTCTGGATAGTTTGTGTCAGTAGTAATTGAAGAATCTGTTATTGGTTGAATGTATGAAGTGTCTGCCCAAATACCACTAGTTAATGTTAAAGTTAAAGTTACAGTAGAAGAACTTGCTGTAGCATTAACAGTAGAACCAGTATCTAAGAAACTATCTTCTGTTCCTAGTTGGAAAGTCGTTGAGTTTAAAATCTTCTTGACATATGTACCAGCAGGAATACCAGTCCCGCTAACTGACATACCCATAACAACACCAGCGCCGCCTGTACTTCCAACAGTAACAATTGGAGATCCATTTACAATAGTTGCATTTTGAATAGTAAAACTCCAGTTTCTCATTGCGGCGATACATAAATCTCTCACATAGTTGTATGCATCCAGAGTTTCTGTCTTCTCGTTGTTGATATAATCTAATGTTGTACCAACATAATATGATTCCGCTGCATTAACAACATTGACGTTTCCACCTAAACGAAGATCAGCTGCAATCGCTTCAACAACATAACCAATATCACGCTTACACTTACTTGTCTCTCCAACCGATGACCAGGCACCAGGATCTCTTACAGGTACAGAAGAAATATTACCGCTAGATACTGCGCTGGTAAGTATAGAAATCAGACTGTCTACTGTTGCTCTCACATTAGCACATGAGTTTTCACTTAAGTTTGAACCTGTTACTGGATCAGCAGTGATTGTAGTGTCTTTAACAAAAAGTTGATTTGTTAAAGCTTTCTTCATCCAATCACGAGCTTTATTGAAAGCAATGACTGATTGAGTTGTTTCCCCAACTAAACCATTAGAAATAGGAACACCAGCACCGTCAAAATATAGCTTAGTTGCATCAACGATTGCTGCATTTCCACCATTATACAAGTCAGAAACCATCGCATCTACAATAAGTCCAATATCACGCTTGCACTTAACTTCGCCTGCGTTATCAACAGTTCCAGTTGTTTCTGCTGGTAATGTAGCAAGATCAACTGCAGTTAGAGTTGTTGAAACGATAGTAGCAAGCGTGTCTACTGCACTTCTAACGTCCGCACAAGCGGCAGGATTATTATTTGCAATATTTGCACCACCACCACCATAAGTAGAAGGACCAGAAGAAATAGTAAGGTCTGT